TATTTTTTAATACGTTCATATTAATATTTCATACACCGTTAATTGAGATGTTGCGGAAATACTATCCCCACTCAAAGGATTCACAAGTATTCTATTGAATTTTATGGGAAGGGTTTTCTCGATTCTTTTAATAAGAGAAGAATATAGTTTTTTTCTATTATCCTCTACCGCCTCATATGAGAAATATGTAGGTTTTTTTGAAACAATATATTTTCCAACCACGTTGAATATTTCATTAAAAACCATCATGGAATTTCCTGTATTTGTTAGACCATATTTTGCACGATCCATATCCGAGTAAAGGTCTTGTTTAGAATCGTGTTTTTTAGATTTCAATTTCTCAATAGCAGTTATATTTTTAAAGTTTACCCCTAAAAACGATTTATTATCAAAAAAATCAGTTATAAATGCAACTATATACTTGTTTCCCCCTATCTCAAAAGAATATTTTTTAACGGTTTGATTTACATCTTCTATTTTTGAGAGATGATCAACCGATGGATCTATTTTTAATTCGGATAAAATTTTCTTTAAAGATTTCACTTTATGGTTTTTAATATTGCTCCTATACATGCCATGAACGTAATTTCCTTATCTACCACCAGACAACTTTGGTGTAGATATTCAGCGATAGTCATAATAACCGCTACATCTTTGTTCTTGGAATACTCGGATACTTTTCTATATAACAGAGAATAATATTCATCAAACATGGAAATATCATTATCTGCAATCAACTGTCTTATTTCCGCGAAGGCAGTTAATGATCCACTTTTTAAAATAGAAATAATTCTATCCTGCAAATCGGATGCTAATGATTTATCTGAACTTATTTTTATTTTTCCACCCAGAGAACTTTGTTGTGCAAAATTCAAAATTTTCCTAATATCTGGATAATACGTGTTTACAATATATCCAATGTCTTCCATCGTATGTTCTACGGATTCCATATCGAGAATGTTATTTAAATGTATTGCTACCGCTTTTTTAGATGGTGGTATTATTTCAAAAGTTTGACATCTGGAAATTATTGGAGATATTATCTTTTCATGATAATTACATGTCAAGATAAACCTAGTAGTTAAGCTAAACGTTTCCATTAAATTTCTCAGAGCAGCTTGACTCTCCGTGCTTAAAAAGTCGCTTTCGTCCAATATAATAATTTTTAGTTTGTTGAATCCAGAAGTAGATGCGAATCCCTTGATTTTACCTCTTACATTATCAACCCCCGTTTCATCACTGGAGTTTATATACAAAACGTCACATGATATATTCTTGGTGATTAGTTTAGCCAATGCGGTTTTACCACCTCCAGCGCTTCCATAAAAAAGAAGATGTGGAACGTCTCCCTTATCTATAAAAGATTTAACAGTCTCCCTCAATTGATCATTCCCTATATAATCATCCAATACAGCCGGCCTATATTTCTCAACCCACAAAGTATGTTTTGAGTTTGACTTAGTAGGAACTTCTTCTAATAAAAAACTCATATATTAATCAGCACTTTTTACTTCTACCATGTAATACGTTGACCTAAAACTGTCATTTGAGAACTCGATTTTTGAAATTCCGGCGTCACTAACCATTAACTTAGCATTTGGGCAATCACTATTTGAAGTAAGGATTTCCTTTAGATATTTAGCGTTAAAACTAATGTTTTTTGTCACAACATTTTTCCCATCAGCTGTTGTAAGTGACAACGTAATCCTATTGCTGTTTAGTTCTGAATATCCTATCACCATTTCAAGTTTGTTTTTCTTGTTCATTTTTAACGTAAAAGTGTCAACCTCAGGTAATGCTGATTTAGCTTTGATAAACTTATTTACGAACTCTTCATCCATAGATATTTCAACTCCGAAATCAGGAAGTTTTTTCAAAGCCGGTGAACTTGGGATAACGGATAAATCAGCGGTAACGAACTGAACATCGGTGGTTGTGTCAGAAAGTCCGAGAGATTTGATTTCGTCGTCCTTTTTGTTAATGGATATAGTCATTTCGTCAGACAACACCGATAACATCTTGACCAATTTAGAAGTTTCATAAATTCCTATTTCGATATCTTCGTCAATCGAAGTGAAATCCTCCATTTTCACATCAATCAATACGTTCTTTTCTTCCGTAATAGCATTTGTCGTTAGGGTTTTATTTTTTGAGTCTACCACCCACTTTACGGATTCTATCACTCCATTTAAGGAATATTTTTTGATAAATGTTTCGATTGTTTTTTTGTTCATATGTTTATAATACTATCATTCATTGTCTAATTGTCTATTTTTTATAGGAGATTTCTTCCAAAATTGATACCATCTTTTCTTCTTAGTATATACATAATCCACATAAAAGACTTGGTCTTTGGGTTCAGACATTGGTTGGATGCTCATGATCTCTTCTGAGAATCCTTTATAATCAAAATTTTTAATAGCTGGAAATATGAATTTTCTAAATTGTGTTCTCCCAAAATACCAACCATAGATGTGACGGGTGATTGGACAATTCCATTTAAAAAACATAGATATACGGACATATATCGATTTATTAATATCAGGAATATCTATTATCATATGTTTTAAAATTCAAAAAATTCAGCAGCCTTTTTACTCCCCAAACTTGGATAATCCCATTTCAAAATGGAATAAAATGCTACCAGCTTGCTCTTTAGTTCGTGATCATACATTGCGGTTCGGTCAATATACTTTTCCACAAACTCTAAAATTTCTTTCGGATCAGTTCCATCAGCTTTCAACGCCATAGCATCAATTCCAAATGAATTTTCTTTGAGATATACATATTTGATTTTTTGACCATTAAAAATAGGAGGAACATGTTTAGTCAACCCCCAATGTTTCAACAAATCATTATACATCAGAGCAGATTTTACTTGTGCAGGAGAACCAAGTATTATTTGAAATGGTTTTCTGGATTTTGGGTTATACTCTTTTCTCGTAGCTTGACTTGAAAACTTTACAGATGTAGTTTTGGCCAAATCCAATATGTTTAATTCTTTGATATTTTCTAAAAATTGTATGATCGTATCATCCACTTCTTTTCTATCCACTTTTTTAAGCATATCCATCAAAAACTTATTCATGAACTTTCTAAATGTAGCAGGGAAACTAGTTCTTACTACATCTATTCCTTTAACTTCCATTTCATCACAAACGACTCCACCCTTGTTTATTATGAGTTGACAATATCTCTTCTTAGCCAACCAAAAACTAGATTTAGAAATGACTTCTTGTTTAATATCAAATCTATGTTGTTCAATATTAAAGAACTTTTGAGCCATTACGTCATAAAACTTATTGACATATATCTGAACATCTGATGCGATTTTCAATATAGCATCGGTCATTTGTTTTTCATCATTCAAATCCACATTTGACATGGTTTTTTGGATAATTGGGACAGCTGATGCGAACGCTGAGTCTGTGTCTACATATAATACATGATCACATTGATCAATTTCTTCAATTTTTACAATATTTTTCATAATTATCAATGACATTTTTATCCAATTCGTGTTCATAGAAGAGTTCCGATGATCCATCGTCATATGTTACTTTATACCTTCTACCCAATATATTTTTATAAAATTGATTTATTACTTTGTCGGTTGTTTTTATTATATCTTGTCCACATAATGTCACCGCTGAGGCGTTATCTTTATTGTAAAATCTAAATACTGGCAATCCTAAAACTCCATAGGCGCTGTTAAGAAGGATTTTCTGAACCTTTTGTCTCTGATCATAAAATTCGTATTTTTCCCAATTCTTTTCATCTGCGAATTTTTTAGCCTTTTTCCTCATCTCTTTTCTTTCATCGAACCATTTTATCAAAATACTCGGAATCAATCCCACCTTATCTCTACTATAAATAACTCCATTGGAAGCGATGGAAAATTTCTTCTCTAACATCATCGATTTAAATTCTTCCAATGTATAATTTTCACCAGCGACTTTTATTTCCAAAATTTCATTTTTTAAATATTTTTCGATATTCCAATTTTCAACTTTAGACACCACCGTTTCGGGACTAATATTTAAGCTAATCATGATGTTTGGATACATAGAAGTCAAATCCAAGTCAAATACCCAATCATATCTTCCAGGGATCGGTTCTTTGACATATGCTCCTTCAAATCCCTCTTCGTCCTCTTCATCGGATGGATTAGAACCTTCTTCTTCCTCTATGTTCACTGGTTTATTAGAAGATACCAATTTCTGTCTCCTTAGATATAATAACATAGCCCCCTCAATGTAACGACTTGACATCCCGAAAAATTCATATGGAACGTGACCTGTATGACAGATGTTTCTGGCGAGGTCTATAAACTTCAATTTTTCATCCAAAGCAACCACTATCCTTACGTCATTCAAGTTATATTCGATATACTTCTTAATATCAGATCTATATAAATCGTTTAAACTACCCTTATATGTGATCTTATCCATATTCACTACCTTTTTACCTATGACTCCCAAAGCATAACTTGATTCGTTTCTACCAATAAATTTTTTATACAGAACGATATAATCTAAAATGGAAACTCCAGCTATATTAAGTTCTTTTGAAAACTTGTTTATATAAACCGTTCCTATTGGAGAAAGTCTCTGAATAACGCGTTTATCCATCACTCTACAAATTCTATTATAGAGGTAGGGCATGTCGAAACTTCCTATATTCCAACCGGTGATAATGGTTGGTTGAATTTCCTCCATTTTTGTTATAAAATGTGAAATAAGAGATTCTTCGTTGTCAAACGAGAGTATCGATGTTCCAGCTGTTTCAGAATCTTGAAGTAACCTATCTTTATCCAAAATCATTGCTGTTTCGTGTTTTGAAACGTCGTCATATATAGCTATAGCGGTTATTTCTTTATCACCTTCTTGAATATTTGGAAATCCATCTTCCACGTCGGTTTCTATGTCCAAACAGACAACTCTATGTCCCGTGGATGGTTCATCGTCGCCTTCATACGCGTCGATCAAAACTCTAGTCGTTAGTGGGACATCTGATTCAAATAACGATGGGTCGTTTGGAGAAAAATGTGTTACTTTTTCCAACTCATCTCCATATAGAGATTTGTAAATTCCGCCATCCTTTTTTCTATAAGCATATCTAGCCTGGCCAGCGGGAATAACAATTTTTCCAACTTTATCATCCCAAATTATGATAGTGTCGTCTTTTCTAGAATGAAATATATTTTGATACACGTTATTTCAAAGATTCTTCGGATGATGTAATTGGAGCTTCTGCGGATGCTGTAATTGGAGCTTCTGCGGATGCTGTAATTGGAGCTTCTGCGGGGGGCTGGGTTATTCCCAATTTGTTTTTTAATGAGGAATGTATAGATTTTCCAGAGTCGGTTAAATCTTTTTCCGCGTCAATAACAAATTGTAGTAACGAAGCATCTCTAATGGAACACAATAGATTGGGACTTATCTCATACGTTAATATTCTAGTTGGTACATTATTTACAATATACAGCAACATCAGTAATTCTTCTTCGGTAAGAGAATGTAGTTGGTCTAAAGTCATTCTCAAATAGTAACATAAACATTATAAGTGTCAACGAATCTTTATTCCAAGAACCTTTTTATCTACTATAGAAAACAAAATTTTAGATTTTGAAGATGTCAGATCGTCACAACTGGATTTTATTTTGTCTACATCGTCGAGTTGTATTGGGCGAACGTTCGCAGTGGGCCTTCCATTATTTAACACATCAATCCCCTTCCCACTGAGGCTAAAATATGTGGTTACATGTGCAAAACTGTTTTCTTTTATTTCAAGTTCCTTCGATTCTATGATTTTATAAATAACCGCCTTTCCCTCCAACACTGCTATAACCGTGGTTTTTCCCTGAACTACAACTCTATATTTTCCTTTTTTTAAAACAATTGTTATTCTGGGAGTTTGTAATAAAAATGTCCCATTGGTAGAAGAGTTGACTATGTCCACCATTCCAACCATTAGAGAGCATATGTAATTTTGGTTTGATATTCTTGCTATGGTTGGTAAGTCGTCGGTGTTTTCCACAGACGTTAGAAATGTATGAAATTTAAACTGAGATCCCTCATCTATATGAATCAACGTGTCATCGGATAACGCTAAATCCAAAAAAGAATTCGTTTCTGTATTGAAATCCAATTGACACTTATTAAACTGATAAGTTTTTCCGATTACTATATTATTGGTTTCAAACTTTCCGGAATCATAAAACACAACGTTCTCCATTTTTCCGGAATATTTTAATGGATAATATGACATCTCAACTTCAGACGCTAGAAGGTTTAAAGCAATCAATGTTATCAAAACAATTATATATTTCATACAATTATAAGTAGTAGACAACTTCACAAATTTAACATACATTGTATGGATGGAAGAGATTAAAAAGAAGCGTGTCAGTTATTCCCAATATGCAAATTGGTTTAACTGTCCCAATAGATGGAAACTTGATTATTTGAAGGGATTAAGAGTGTATGAGGGGTCTATAAACATGTCCTTCGGAACAGCGATACACGAAGCGGTCCAGGAATATATAAAACTTCTATATACCAAAGGAAATTCGGAAGCAGATTCATTGAACTTATATGACATATTTAAACCCGCGTTCGATAGAGAGTTACAAGGTGGGGAAAAAAATAATCCAGTAAAATATACGGAAGACGAATATACCGAATTCTGCTTTGACGCCGAGGATGTGATAAAAACGTTTACATCTACTGCTATACGTCTGAGAAATTTTCCCAGTAAAAAATATGAGTTTATAGGAACAGAATTTCCATTGGAAGTGGATATTAAAAACAACGTTCAATTTGTAGCTTTCATAGATCTAGTTTTAAGAGACAAAGAAACAAATAAATATAAAATAATAGATTTTAAAACTTCTGCCACCGGGTGGAATGATCATATGAAGGCGGATGAAAGCAAATATAGTCAACTTCTTCTATACAAAGCATTTTATTCTAAAAAGTTTGATGTTCCGCTGGATGATATAGAAGTAGAATTTTTCATATTGAAAAGAAAACTGTATGAAAACGTCTCATATCCTCAGAGTAGAATTCAGAAATTTATACCTACCCACAACAAACCTTCAATCGCTAAGTCGATCAATGGGTTTATTATGTTTATAAATGAATGCTTTAACGAAGACGGGCAATACAAAGAAAACGGAGTATTCCCAAAAGTACCCGGAAAAGCAAAGAAAAATTGTAAATATTGTCCCCATAAAAAAATTAATTGTGATGGTAAAGCTGATAAAGATTAGTACGTTCTGACCAATCTCCCTCTGTTGTAAAAATGTATAACTGAAACCGATTTTTTCGATTTAAATGTGTTTATATATGAAGAAACTGCTCCCGATATAATGCTCTCATATATGTTAATAGAATCTGCTAATTTAGCAGCTTTTAACGAAGGGTTATCACATTCACATATAGATACATATTGTTCTACGGTAGATATAAAATTGTTGAACGGAGAAACGGATTGAAGCCCGCACGATTTTATAAGATTGTAAAAGTCTGTAAAATTATTTATATTCATCTCATTACTTTTGAGAATAAATAGTATATAAACAAAATAGACACTACATAAAGACTATATATTCCTATCCCATGTAAATATAACACTGGAACACAAGACCAACACATTAGACATATTGGACATGTGATCAGATTGAAAAAAAATCTACTATATTTTCCACTAGCGACATGTTTTTTTAAAAATGAATGGTAGGTTAACTCAAAATCTTCACTTTTTAATTTTTCAAATTTATCTATACGGAATAGTTTTGTTAATCCAAGTAATTTAGAATATTCCAAGAACGCTTCGGTTTTAAACCAGATTAACAAAAAAAGGACATTAAAAAATATGAATTCTAAGTTCATTAGTTAAAAATTACTCCTTTAACCTCAGTTTGTGAATGTGGATATTTTGTATTTTTATAATTATTTCCTCCCATCTGTGGCATGTATCCCCATTTATAGTAAAACAGTTGTGCGGCCGGTCCTTCACTCGATTTAAATTTTATTGCTTCCGAATCGACTCTGTTTTTAGTTGCAGATGATCCCCAGTGAAACAACATGGTTTTATATGTTCTTCTGAATTCTAACCCCATTAACTCTAGTTTCAAAAAGAAATCCACGTCCGTCCAAAACGGAGATTTAAAATCTTCAAACCCTCCGGCTGACATAAACCATTTTTTCTTCATCAAGAATGGAAATATCCGCCCGGATTCGGTGGATTTGTCGCTTTTATTTACCTTAACAAAATCATCGAATTTTGATTGATTAAATGTATCAACTGTGTCTCCAAAGTTATTTACAGTGAATCCGAATATTCCGTGTGATCTTTCGATCTGTTCTATGGTATATACCGTTTTTTCCAAGTTCAACTCAGATAAATCAACATCCCAGTTATCAGAGAAAATTTGGTCATCGTTCACAACGAATATATTTTCACTTTCACAATTCCACACACCATAATTTATAGCTTTATCCATACCCATGTTTTGACCAAGATCAAGTATCTCAATTCCCCCCTCGTATTTATTTAGAACATGTTGAGATTCTCCGATGAACCCATCAACGACAACTATTATTTTCGTCGTTTCATTTTTTTTTCCTTTAATACAAGAATGTATACAAGCATCAAGGAACTTTGGATTTTTATAGGATGGTATTATTGTAGATATTGACATAATATTATCTGTTCGACATATCGTAATCATATGTCAAGTTTTTAAATTTTAAAGCCCAATCCACAACTGGAGACATGTATTCATTTTCACAATGAGTCGAATATCCCGGAATAGATGATACTAGGTTAGAGCCTATTTTCCACAGATTTAGAAACTTATCGTGATCCCTTGTATAACCCCTAGACAAATCACAATAATCTACATGATGTTGATAATGTTTTCTAAAAGTTGATGCTAACATGGCATACGTGTTAGTTGTGGACGGACAAGTTCTCCAATGACAATACTTAGTTGGGTATATTGAAGATTGAAGTGTCTCGTATGCAGTATACGTGTATTTGTCATTGTGATCATATAAAGTAAAATAATCACAACTTAAATGTTCGAACCCATCGATTAAAACATCTTGCCATCCTGCTCTATGAAAATAATCATCTTCTACAAAATAAATTATATCACCGTCTGAGTAATTCTGAGCCTTGGTGTATTCTAATAAGTTCAAAAAACTCTGGCCATCGTTTCCCCCCTTTTTCTCCACAATTTTACACCTTTTTTCATTTTTAAGAAAATGTGTGCTTACATCTCCATCAAATAATATAGTGACGTTGATCCGTTCATCATCTTCTATGGAATTCATCAATGATTGAAATATCTTCTCTTTATCAAACCACTCCGGCCGATTCTTTTTGTTAGCACTATTTGCTGAGAAGTTACAGTGTCTTGCTAGTAAGTTTATTTTCATTTTGTTTTCCAATATGAATATACTCCATTATTTAGTTCAAATTTATTCCATTCAAATCTTTGTCTTTTTTGTTGTCTTTGAGCCCAATTCCACATTGAGGATAGACCTTGTTCCAAAGTATAATTTTCAACATATCCCAAAATATTCACAGATTTCTGCCATGTAACGTAAGCGTTTTTAACTTCGTGGCGGGCTTCTTTATATGATATAGTTCCTCCTCCTATTATAGATTGTAAAGTTTCACATGCTTCTTTTATAGTCGTGTGAGTTTTCCCTCCTAAATTTATAATCTGTTTAGATGCTTCTGGTAAAACAGCTGCGTTCCACATACACGGAACACTGTCGTCGATAAAACTAAATGCTCTCGTTTGTGAACCATCTCCGAATATTGACATTGGTTCATTGTTTAAATGTTGATACATCCAGATTCCTAATACGTTTCTATATTTATCCCAAATATTTTGCTTTACGCCGTAAACATTGTGTGGTCGGAGAACGCACCAATCCAACCCATGTTGTTTTCCCGCAATTCTAATATCCAACTCACATGCATATTTTGAAACTCCATACGGATCAATAGGTAAAGGAGTCATGGTTTCATCAAACGGAGGAACTGCGTCGCCATATACCGCCAGGGTTGATGTGAAGACCAATCTTTTTACACCATATTTAATACAATTATTTACTACGTCAGCGGTAGCTATCAAATTGTTTTGATAATTGTATTTTCTTATGAAAGGACTTAAACATTCGGCCGCATATGCAGCAAAATGAAAAACATATTCCGGATTATATTTTGAAAAAATTGATTCCACTCCCAAATCATGTTCTTTGGCACCAAGTATTATGTTATGGAATTTTATGGAAGGGTCTACATTTTCTATATACCCTCCGGAGAGGTCGTCTATTCCAATAACGTCATACTCTGGTTTATTTTTTACAATCCAGTCAGCCAATCTCGAACCAATTAGACCCGCGACACCCGTTATCAATATACTTTTTTTCATATTATTAAACTATCCACTTTATAAAAAACCATCAAATTAAACTTTAACCACCATAAATCCATTTTATGTCTAAAAAAATTAGTGCGATTATAATCGCACAAAAAACTTTTTTCGTACATTTTTTCTATCAAATAACTATTTGGTCTACAATTTACATGACCCGTTCCTGGTTGAGGTTGGCCTTCTTGATCAATTGATGCCCAAGAAAGAATTATTCCTTCTTTAGCGTGTCTACATAAATTGTTTATAAAATTTCCTTCAAACTCAACCGGTATATGTTCCCCCGTCTCAAATGAGATAACCCAATCATATTTATAAAAATTTTGAACTTGTGATAAATCAGAAGAATCTCCTAACCCACCTGTCAATTTTTTAGTGTATGGGTTTCCATCATATCCCTGTACCTTCAAACAAACTGGCTCTAAGTGTTTGATATAAAACCCATCCCCACATCCCAAATCTAATACTGATTTGGTTTTCAAAAAATTACATAATGTCGATTTTAAAATTTCGCAATTAAAATGAGTAACTTTCTCGGATGTAAAAAATCCATTTTTATCAAATTCTGAGGCATCTTCATTCATAAATTATACATATACTGATTGGGTATTCCAAATTTATTTTATTCTTTTTAAAACGGTCAATCCATTGTTATTTATGTGTCTCTCTAAAAGTTCCCATTCTGTTGTAGAGGCTAAAAATTCTTCCACCGCTGGCCAAATTCCTTTTCCGGTTTCCACCTCCACGATTTCAGAATGTTCGGATGTCAATGCTTCATTTTTATGAGCATAAGTGGTGGTATCATGCATTACAATATATTTGTTTACTTTTGAAGAATGTAGAGCTAGTTCTCCTTTTAATTGATCATATGAGTGCCATGTGTCTAAAAATAAAAGGTCGGTCTGATCTATTGTAACCTTTAACACATCTGATTCCACGAATTTAAAATCTATTCCATATGATTCAGCTACATCATAAACGTCTTGTATGTTTGATCCATAATGTGAGGGATTGTATAAATCATAACTTACCAATTTTTTGGGGCTGGCTCCTAAAAATACCCAAGTTGTAAAAATTCCTCTTACTCCCATTTCGGTGATATGTTCGCACTCCGAAGCGAATTTTATAAGGGTAGGTATATGTTCATTTATATCAGACGGAGTTCGATATAGATCATTAATCTTGTTTTCCAAGTCTATCATAGGTTTTTTAAGTTTTTCCAAAGTCTCAAATAATATATCAAATTTATCGGAACATAACAAGGGAGAAATTTTATTTATTGTTGAAACGTCTAATTCCCACCACTTATGATAAAGAAACTTTTTGATGATATCATCTGAAAACCTGTTTTTTATTAACTTGGCAGGGTTGCCACCGGCGATGCCATATGGAGGCACATCTTTTGTCACTACCGAATTGCAAGCTATACATGCTCCATCTCCTATAGTTACTCCGCTCATAATGGTAACATATGTTCCTATCCAAACATCATTTCCAATTTTTACATCTCCCTTGGTTCCTGGGTGACCTTTTCCATCAAACATATTAAACGTATTCTTATTTACGTGTCCAAACGGATATGTTGTGGCCCAATCTATCCGATGGTTTCCTCCTAGATAGACTAATATATGTCCTGATATGGAACAGTAATCTCCTATATCCAACCAAGTATTTTCTCCCCAATAATATATGTCTATATTATCATGCCCATATGTCTGTTTCCCCACACTTCTTATTCTATTAGAATTTTGATTCATATTATTTTAGAATCCGTAGCATACTTTATCCACTCGTTGATGTAAAGATTTAGTTTACTTCGGATGTCAACCGCTTGAGAAACTTTATCAATTTTCCGAGTTAAAAATTTGGTATAAGTTGTTTTCAACAAACCATCGGCTCCATATTCTTCCGTGTTTTTTAGTTTCCCAACATCATAAAACCATACAATTTCATCCTTAACTACATGTTGAACTACATCAACGCCTCTAGATTTAGCGAAAGATGATACGTTAATCGCATAAAAATCCCAGGGGCCATATCCAGACCACTCCGGACGAGCGGGCACCATTTTTTCATAAAAATCTTTGTTGTACAAATCAAACCAACCAGCGAATTTGAAATCTTGTATTTGAAACGAAGACACTTCAGATTGTGTCTCATTCATCTGATTTCTAATATCGTATATATCTACATCTATACAATCTTTATAGTCATATTTTAAAAATCTTTCATTCACCAACATATCCCAACTACTATCCCAACATCGAAATATCTGGGGAGTTACTATGAAATATTTGTTTTTTACCCTTTTCGCAGTTTCTATCATATAATATAACAGAGAAGTAGAAAAATCTATGTCTGGACATATTGTAAGGTAATAATCTATGTTATCTTGAATTACTGATTTCTGTAGGTCTAGGTGTCCATATAATCCGCCACCAGCATAAACAAATGGTCTATGGATAATACGTCCTTCCACAATTTTTGAAAATGTGTTATACTTTTCTATGAAAAATTCTTTGGGCAATTTTGATTTCTCCCAATCTATTAACAGTGATGATAAATTCAATGCTGTATCTACATATACCGTGTCAGATGGATCTATGTTATAACTACTCTGTCTAAGTCTATCTGCTATCAACAGAGCATGATCCATTTCCCACGGCATTAGATGCATTGATACTTTTATGTTCATACTTTCATCGACTTGTAATATTCTGTTATTCCTCTTCCCCATCCTATGAAATGGTGTTGGAAAGGCCACCTCGGAGGCATTCCACAATAATCGTTTCCAGCAGTGGCATCTTGTATTACAATTGGAACTTTTTTATCATCCAAATTGTTTATTATTCTAGCCACCTCAGACAATTTAAACTTTATATCGTATGACATGTTTAAATCTTTCTCCGAATATGAATATTCAGAATCATCTCTATATAAAAATTTATTAATCACATATACCAGATCATCTATGTAAAAAAAATCCATAAACCTATCTTGGTGTATTACTATTGGTTTTCCATTTATGTAGTTTTTTAAACTCGAACTGATCATTCTATCTGGGCGTTCTCCTCTTCCAAAGCACCCGAACACTCTAAGATTTACTCCTCCTATCATTTCTCTTACCCGCATCGAAATTAAATATTTGGATAATCCATAATAATCTTCGGGTATGGAGTTTCCTAAATCATAAGTCGAAACATCATAGAGGGAATGTCTCCTATCATACTCAGCGCCGCTTGCAATATTTATAAACGTTCTTATTTTATGAGATTGTCTTTTCAAATTTTCAAACATCAACAAATTGTTATAAAACATTTCAACTTTGTCGTTTTTATGACCCCCTTCTATAGCACAATGTACGATATCAGTTATTTCGTTTTTATCAATAAAACTTTCTACAGATTTTTGTGAGTATAGATTAACCGACTTTCTGTTTCCGGGAAATAATTTTAGGTTTGAATCCGATGATAATAACCGAATTACGTTTGATCCAATAAACCCGTCGCTTCCTGTAACTAAAATATTCATTGTGATTTATATGTATAAATTTTATCCACTCCCGAATTTGAAACGTGTTTATAATTTAGGGATTCCAATAAACTTTCTAGATGAGAATATTGAACATTGTATCTATTAGCCCATTTTTCACACCATTCCAAACACAAAGTTGGTTTGAACCGTTGAATTGTGTTGGTGGCTCCCAATAAAGCATCATATTCATAACCTTCGACATCCAACTGAATCAAATCGCACCCGTTTAACTTGAGACTATCTATTTGTATACATGGGGTGAATCCCTCTCCTTTTACATGTACACCCCCTATATCTGTGGGATGGTCTTCTATTCCTACTAGTTTGTTATCTGATCCCAAACAGGATTGGAATTTTGTGACATTTTTTGAAGTCACGTTTAAATTTAAACAATAAAAATTCACCGGGTCTGGCTCGAATGTATAAATGTGTTCAAATTTATCGACAAATTTGCTTAATATAAATCCACAATTTCCACCGGCTTGTATCATCACTCGTCGGTTTTTGACATATGGTTTTATATTCTCGAATATCTCAGATTGTTTCTTCTGTCCCTCCCAACTGGTTACATCTCTGATAGGCCAGTGCCAATTATCTTCATTTAATTTTACTAAATCTTTCATAATCGGTTCTTTTTAATGTTCTCTATAGTTTTAGATAATCCCACTTCAATTTTAGTTGTAGGTTCCCAATCTATAGTATATCTAAGTTTAGAGTTGTCAGCACAGATAAACTGAGGTTTGGATGTTTTGGAATACAACTCCGGATCAAATATAATTTTTCTATAATCGTAATTCATTAATTCTGATATCTTGAGTATTACATCTTTTATTTTATATTGCTGACCTGAACAGACATTATACACCCCGATTGATTTGTTGTCTATTAATTTCAAAATAGCGTTGGAAAAGTCATCAATATAAAGATAATCTATAATGGATTTGCACTCATCAAACATTAATGGTTGAGAGGATAGGATGTTATTTATAACTTTCGGAATTAGTCTGGTTTTGACATCTCCCGGACCATAAGTGTAACAGGGTCTAATCCACGTCCAATTTACATTATATTTTTCGCATAACAACCTAGAATAGTTCTTAAAAACTAACTTTGACATTCCATATAGATCCACCGGAGTCTCCACCTCTTCTTCATCAACAACATGATTCTTTAAACCATATTCAAAGGTGGTTCCAAAACCTATAAACGTATGGTCATTTTTTATATCTTTTAATATTTCTATCAATTTTATTCCATTTGGTATATTTTTATGAAATTGATCTATATCATTAGACTGGGAGTAATTGTTTCCGCCAAACCAACCACAGTGAATTGTAACTTGAGGATTAAAAGTTAGTATTTCATCTCTTACATCGGGAAAAGAATCTCGATAGGAAAGTGAGTAGACGACGTGCCCATGAGATTCTAATGTGAGTGCTAAATTAGAACCTATGAATCCGTTTCTTCCTGTCATCAAAATTTTCATTATTTATTCCGAAGGGATAAGTTCTGTGCTACTTCCATGATAAGGTCTTCCTGACCCGCAACCAGTTTTCTTTCCCCCAATAAACGTACCAATTCGGAATATTCGACTTTATAGAGAGAGGCTGCCTTCATAATGGGTTTTTCGAAACCCGAAAACAGTTTATTTAGTCCAGTTAAAATATTAATTGGAGAAACTGTGGGTGGTTTTACAATCATATATTCCATTACGGTATTGGCTTCTTTTATGACTCTTTTAAAATCAACGTAAGTTAAAAACCCACTTTTTTCAAGAACCGGGATTAAAACCTCAAGTTGGGTGTTCCCAGCTCCGGCTCCAAACCCTCTCATAGTAGCATCTATTATAGTTGCACCCGACTCTGCTGCTGCGAGGGAGTTAGCAACCGCCATACCTAAATTGTTATGAGCATGAAACCCAACCCCAACTACTAACCCATTCCTCAGAGCCTTTATTCTTTCCGATACGTCAGATGGTAAGTATGTTCCTGTGGAATCCATTATGATAATATCTGACACCCCATACTTTTCCATCTTCTGAGCCTCGCTCACCAAAGTTTTTATATCCACCAGAGCAGTCATCATTAATACGCCAACTGCCGTTTTACCGGAGTTTCTTATAAATTCTATATGTGGCTGTGTGATATTAGCCTCTGTTACGTGACATCCTACTCGAAACACATCCACACCTATATCAATTGCGGGTGAGATATCCCTATCTATGGTAGCGATTCCAGGAATAACATGTACTCCCAATTGTGAATCAATTAAGTTTTCTCGTGCGGTATAAAGAAGTTGGCGGTCTGTATGAGGCATTTGTCCAATTAATAACGACGATGCCCCAAGTCCGTTTCCATGACCGACTTCCACGATTCGTATTTTAGCAGATTCTGCGAACCTACAATACTCAGCGACCATTTTAAGGCTAATTTGATGATTAACGCTATGGTTTCCATCTCTCAACGTTGGATCACTAATAGTTATAAAGCTCATAATCTTTCCACCACGTTTATTGCTGCACAGTTTATTATATCTAAATTTCCAGAATACCTTGGTAGATAATCTCCGGCGCCTCTGACTCTGATGCTTAAAATTAATACATCATCGTTTATAACTGGATCCATAACCATATCATAATATGGAACGTATTTCCTTACCAACTCAATTCTTTCTTTTATTCCTGACAATATGGATTTTAAATCTAGACCCTTAGATTTTATAAACATGGTAGTCTGCATATCCACACACGGTTCTGCTGGGTTTATATTTAATATAACTTTACAACTTTTACAGTTCGTAAACAGTGAAATTGCTGATTCTGTCGTATGAATATATTTGTCTATATTCACCCTAGTAGCTATACCTGCGCTCAATGATGCTACTTGAGAAACTATTTCTATATAATCAATTTGATTAGGTATTAACGTAGATAACAAGTTTAATATTGGGATAGATGCTTGTCCTCCACAAGTTATCATATTCACATTTGATTTGGTTTTGATTATATCTCCATTTATGATAGGAACGCACATATCTCCGATCTTGGATGGAGTTAAATCTACAATTTTTATCCCCTGATAAGAAAAAACTTCGTTATTCTCAATAGCAGAAAAAGCATTGGTGCAATCAAACACAACGTCGCATATGTTTGGATTTTTTCTAAAAAAATCTATCCCATCGGTGGATGTGACTATCCCTCTGTCAATAGCCTTTTTAATTCCATCTGAGGATTCACGTCTTCCCACAAAAGCCGTGGTTTCAATTATATCGGATTTCAGAGTCTTCATTAGAAGATCTGTCCCTATATTGCCACTTCCTATAATTCCAACTTTAATTTTCATGGTCTTTTTATGACTTTCGATTTCGGATCAACTCCGGAAATCATAGCCTCTTCTATATCCTCATATGACAACAGCGGCGACATTTCTTCAAGACTTGCGGGAGTTATAGATCCATCTTCGTTTACTACTCCCTTTACTTTTGGTAAAAAATCCTGTTCAGGATCCATGAACACTTCCATTATAGTTGGGCCGTTGTCAGATAGAAAATCATCAATCTTTGAACTCAGCGTATCATCACATAACCTAACTGGCTTAGTTATATGAAATCCAAGAGATTCTCCTAACTTACTATAATCTGGACAACTTACTCCGGTATTTTTACTAACCGCTGTTCTCTCTCCTTTGAATAATAAATTTTGAGTATGTTTAATCATCAAATATCCATCATTGTTGAACACTACAATTTTAATTCTAAGTTTGTGATGTATTATTGTTTGGAGTTCTTGTAGGTTCATCATCATTCCACCGTCACAGTTCAGACATATGATATCTCTATCCGGATTTGCAAAAGCTGCTCCTATAGCTCCAGGCAATCCATAACCCATTTCTCCTAAGCCCAAGGAAGTAAACATCATATTATCTGGCTTCAACTTAATTGAATAGTGTCCACTCAACAACCCAGTGCCCATATCAGTTACGATAACCTCGTTACCTTTTAGCTTGTCGCTTAAAAAATCCAAAAACTTATATGAATTTGCATATCCATTATCCACATGATATGGTTCAAGTAGAGGATATTTTGATTTCATCTTGTTACAATAATCTACCCACTCAGGTTTAAAATAAGATTTTTCAGACGAAGATAACTTCTTCATCACCGTTCTACAATCGTGGGGCAGAACAATATTATTCTTCAATTTTCCAAACCTATCTAATTCAGTTTTATCAACGTCTACCACAACAATTTTAGCGGATCTAGCAAATTGAGATGCATCGTATCCTGCTTGTAATAAAGAGAGTCTGGTTCCGATAGCCAATAAAAAATCACAATTCTGAACTATGAAGTTGGAATATCGTATCGCGGTAACTCCAGCTCTTCCAAAATAATATGGGTCGTCATTGTGTAACAAATCTATACCACTCCAAGACAATATTACAGGAATTTTGAGTTTTGATACTAACTGTCTAAACTCATTCTTCATCCCGGCTAGACGGATCCCGTGGCCAGCCCAAATAATTGGCCTTTTTGCTTGAGACATTTGTTCTAATACTTGTTCCAATATAAAATTCTCGGAATCAGTTAATTCCTCTTCCACAAACGGAGATATAAAATTCCATTCTCTAGGTTCCACCATTTTTGATTGAACATCCATTGGGAAGTCGATCCACACTGGGCCCGGTCTTCCGGTTCGAGTTATGAAGTGAGCTGCTTCCAAGTTATGTTGAACAGATGTCTCATCTTTAACTGTGATTGAGCGTTTAGTTGTATCCTTAACCATCTTTGGAGAATCAAACCCCTGAATCCCATACATTCTCATACCCTCATATTGTTCCAAAAACTTAGCTTGTTCTTGTCCGGAGAGTATTATTCCAGGAATTGAGTCTGCCCAATTACTGACGACTCCGGTGATAGCGTTTGATGAACCCGCACCAGCGGTCACCAATGAAGCAGCTATTCTTCCAGAAGATCGAAAGTATGCACCCATAGCCATAACAGCTGCCTGTTCATGATGAACACATATAATTTTTGTGTAACCTCGTTTATCTATGGAGTTGAATATGTGGGAGTTCGCTGATCCTATTATTCCAAATATTGTATCTATTCCTGCTTTTTCTAAAAATTCAGCTATAAGATCGCTTACTTTAATTTTCATATACGGTATGTTACCAAATAAAATTGTTATCGTAAAAATCTATAATTTGAGGAAGTTCCGAGTCAAAACTCATTTGATTTGACCAACCCAGCGACCTTAATTTAGAATCGTCCAAACTATACCTCACATCTTGACCTGCCCTAGTATATGAGAAATCTACGTATTTATTGATATCATACCCTACTCCATACTTAACTGTCAATATTTTTCTTATTATGTTTATGTTTGAATCTTCATAGTTTCCGGACACGTTATATATCTCATTTCTAATTCCCGATTCTATGACTTTTATAACAGATGTAGCCGTGTCATGTGCATGAAGCCAAGTTCTACGAGGGGTTCCGTTGTTATGAAGTGGAACTCTACGATTTAGTTTAATAAACTTACTAGTTTTTGGTATTAACTTTTCAACATATTGTCCAATTCCATAATTGTTTGTGGGTCGCAGAATGACATATGGAAGGTTATATGTCCGCGACCAGGCGAGGATTAACTGATCGGCAGCTGCTTTAGTAGCTGAATATGGATTACTTGGTTTTAGTGGATCTGATTCCGTATGACTTCCTACTTCAATATCTCCATATACCTCGTCAGTTGAAAAATGAATAAAAGTGGGAGATGAATCAGAAGATCTTTGATAAATTCTTAACAATTCTAATATGTTATAAACTCCATCTACATTTGAATGTAGAAATTCTTCGCTTTTTCTGATGGAATTGTCTACGTGACTTTCGGCAGCAAGGTTAATAAAATAATCGCAATCTACCAATCTATCTATGTCACATATATCCATTTTTTCAAAATGAAATTTTGGATTTTTTGAAAACTCGTCGAGTAGTTCCGGGCGAGCAGCGTATGTCATTTTGTCGATCCCTTTAACATACCAACCTTTCCTTAAACATTCTCTGGTTACATATGAACCTATGAAACCAAGACAACCCGTGATGTAGACAATTTTAATCATACAAATACATATCTACAATGAAATTGTGGAATTTTTTATATTCTAAAAAATACACTCACATTTATTTTTAAAAAATTCCAAAGTACGTTCGTTAAACCACATGGTCTTCATCTCATTTATCTGTTCGTCATATGTTAGTTCATCTACATCGTCCGTTTTATAACCTAACCCTTCACAAAAATGGAACACCTTTATCTGTTTATCATCGTGAGTAAAAAGTTTATCGTCTTTAACTACAAATAATGTAGATGGATATGTATTCGAAATAACTCTACCCCGGCGGCCATCCAATACATTTCCTCTAACTAAACAATATCCACCAACAACACCTTTAGATCTTATATTGTATACCACCTTAGTTTTAAAATATGGGAAATCTACTATCGATACAGATAACTTCAATTCTTTCTGATTTATATAACAATAATTCAATCCACCTTGAGATGTCTGAGACGTGTATATTTTTAATGTGGTATCTAACAGCACCGATGCTGCTCTTTTATTGTTTATACAAACCACGTCTCCATTAATAGACGCGACATCTCTATACAACATATCTCCTTCGATAAACTCCAAAATTGGAGTAATATAATGTTCATTTACCACAGAATGAAATGTTCCGGTTGTGCATATTATGTCATCGACGCAGTTATCTATAAACTCGTCAAGTCTAGAACATGTTATCGTATCGATACCGAGTTGAAATATTTTTTTGTAATTATACTTTTCAAACATCCGTTTTATAACCATCAACATTATTAACCCAATATCTTCGTAATATTCTTCTATTTCCAAATCTTTCATATATTCGTGAAAGTTTGAATTATTTATTACATGAACTTCTACGTCAGGATTCCAACGTTTGAAGCTTTTCACCGCGTTTGGTTCGAAGAAGTTATCAGATTCATACCTATTAACTCCGAGCGATATGTTAAAAAATAAGCAGGCTATTTTATCGGATTTCATTTTGTTGTAAAAAATTTATTAGTTACAGTTTCTATATAGTTTAACTGTTCTTCGGTTATCACGGGACTAGTTCCTAAGAAAAATGTGTCAGTTGTAACTTTTCTAGCGTTTGGGAACTTTGATACCACATCCCGTTTATCCATCAATCCATCATATGCTGGCTGTAACATAATGTTTCCGGCAAAATATGGGCGAGTTTGTATTTTGTTACTCTCAAAATGGTCAACGATATCTTTTCTTTTAAACGGAGAACCATCTTTGATTGTCAACGCAAAAGCGAACCAACTCGGATCAGACCCCTCTGTAGCCTTAGGTAATACAAAAAACTCCTCATATTTTTTAAAAATATTGAATAATCTAGAATGGTTAGATTTTCTTTTACTATGAATTTCTGGCAACTTTTTCATCTGAGCCAGTCCGATTGATGCTTGTAACTCGATTGGCTTTAAGTTGTAACCAACTTCGTCATATACATACTTGTGATCAAATATTTCATCTGGAAGTTCTGGGAGCCAATTTGAGAATCTTTTTCCACACGATCCATTTTTTAACAAATTAGCTTTTTTTCCAACACAATAACACCCTCGTCCCCATTCTCTAAAACTTCTGGTTACTACTTCTTGTAACTGAGTGTTACATGCTACGAAACCTCCTTCTCCCATAGTTATGTGGTGGGCCGGATAAAAACTACAGCTGGCCATTTCTCCAAAACTTCCTAGTGGATTTCCTTTATAAGTAGACCCTAACGCATCACAACAATCTTCTAAAAAAATCAATTTGTGGATATTTATTATATCCATCAACCTATCCATATTAGGTGGATTTCCCAACACATGGGCAAATGTTATAATTTTGGCTCCTAGTTTAACCGCTTGTTCTACTTGATCCAAATTTAGGTTAAGTGTATCAATGTCTATATCCACGAATACGGGCTCGAATCCCAGTTGAAATATAGGATTCAATGTAGTCGGGAAGCCTGCTATTGGGGTTATAACCCGAGTTCCTCTCTTTAAATTGTAAAGTCTTTTAGAAGTTAACGCAGATAACATTAATAAATTTGAACTACTTCCACTGTTAGTCAATATCCCATACTTTTTATTAAACTGTTTAGGAAACTCATTCTCAAAACTAATGGCATCTTTCCCTAATACCAACCAACCATCTAACAAAGAACTGATGGCAGCGACGTATTCATCACTGGAAAAAACTGGTCCTGAATATTGAACCCAATCTTTTCCGGGTGACCAAGTTTTGTCAGCGGACTTTTTGTCTATAAATTCTTTTACTAGTTTTAGTATCTCTTGCATGTTATCCTATATATTGTTTTATGGAATCGACTATAGATTCCACATTATTTAATCTCCACGGAATGTTATTACGATCTAAACTGTTCGGGTCCATTTCTGATTCTAGAAGTTCTCCTTGACCAGAAATTTTGATCAATCTAGAGTTTGTCATCGTAGACCACTCTTCACATTTTGGTGTCAACCACCAGTTTTGTTGAGGGTTTTCTATCAAAAAATGATAGGTCTTTGGGTTTGAGAATAAAATATTAGTAGTAGATGCACTGTGTTGTTGTATTATGTTTTTATATGATTTGAATATTCTAATTTTGTCCCCCATGTTATAATCCATCAACTCTATTATATCAAACCCCAATTCAGTTTTAATTAACTCTATCAGTTCCAATTCGTTTTTCATTTCCCGGCCATGATACCAACCTCTTTTTATTGTATCTTGTCTTGATATATAAACTCCTTTTTTTAACTCTCCTGGAAATGGATCAACCTTATCTACCACTTTCCTTATCATATCCACGATATGTCTATAACCAGATGGTTGTGGAAAACAATAAAATGCGTTTGGAAGAATCAAATCTCTAATTTTGTATCTTATATTTTTTTTGAGAACCACTATTTCTACATCTTTCCCATAACATAGATTAATCCACTCTTTAATGAAAGTGCTGTTCCCCACATCGGTATAGAAATCTTCCAATATTCCAAGTTTTATTTTTTGTGTTTTTCTAAGTTCGTCAAAATAATAGAATCTTCCAAAAAAACAAAAAAAGAAATGTTGGTAATTTATACCAGCTTCGTCGTGGATAAAACAAATAGAATCATCTACATATTCATCATAAACAACACTATCGTTTAAACTTTTGGGGTCGTAGATCGTTCCCGGAGAACCTTGAATCTGAAGTTGTTTGTCTATTCCAGCGACGACTTTCATGTTATCATGCCAGACATTTACATAATTACTCTGAATTTTGTTGTTTACAGTTGCGGAGATAGGTTCTATATATGCGTCTTTCAATCTAGTGCAAAATTCTCGGGAAGTTCCAGCACTTCCTCCGGGAACTTCAAATTTTAATATTTCGAAACTCATATGTAAGATACACTATCACAGAGAATAATAAAGTCAAACTATATCAGATATTCTATCAAATTATAATATGACTGACATTTGTTGTTATTGTGAAGGGGGATTAGGGTAAATAATAAACTAGCGGTTATATATTTAAGATATTCAAGCTGTTCTTCTCCGTATAATTTTTTATACTTAGATTCAAAATAATCTATACATTTTTTGGAATACATCATTGGAGGATATCTGTCGTTAAGAATGAAATCATATCCTATGAGAGATTGGTAAAATTTTGCGTAATCATAGTTTATGTCTCCGCAGATTGTTAGTTTGTCTCCCAATTTTCCTCTCATATCTATCAACTTCACCTCATCTTTAGGGTTTATAAATATATTTGAAAAAACAAAATCTCCGTGAATAACAGACATCCATCCCAATTTCCTCAACTGATATTCTATTAGTTTTTCGTTTATTTTATCAAATGTTTTTTTGGAATTGACAAATCTGGAATAGTCATAGGTATTATATCTAGATACCAACTTGTTAGAATAATTTTCATAAATGTCAACCATATCAAAAAATTTACACGATTGGATGGCATTCAACACATTAAATAATGTATCTATGTGACACTCGTGCAACGATGAGTTACAATACATTTTTGATACCAAATTCCCTTCTATTTTTTCGGTTTCTAACTCAGTTTCCGTAGATCTTATGAGAGTTGGAAAATATTTTTTTAACTCATTGGGACACTGTTTATAGAAATTAATTTCTCCAGATAAATCTTTATCGGATCGTTTAATTACTGTTTTATCAGTAAACTCCACTCTATTGAAGTGTCTAGGTTCTACAGAGTTTATGTAAAATCCTGTTTGTTTCTCAACGTCCTCATGAATGTTAACCGCTAAGTCATCAATGTAAAAATCCGCATATGGTTTTCCGAAACATATCTCATCATACGGAATTTCAAATTTTTCCAATGTATCCAGAGTTATTTTACCAATATCTTGAATAACTTTTGATACATTAGATCCATGTGTTTTCATTCTTCTGGCGGTATATATTATGATATAATGTCCGGATTGATGTAACGATTTTAAAAACTTTATGTTTTTTTCAATTGGTGTGACGGTGGAGTAGTCGCCTGAATCAACTGGGTATGAAACCAACGTATTATCCAAATCAAAACAGAATCTTTTTGGTAGTTGTTTTGTTTTAGAAGAAAATTGTATTATTTGCGCAGGTGTTCCCAGACATACGAAATCATCTGGCTCTATTTTTTCTGACAATACAACTTCTTTCCCCATTAACATTATTCTATAAACTTCGGATATGTATCCAGCAGGAGATATTTCTGTCGCCCAATCTTTGAAAAATCTTCCACTGGAAAACTGATAACATCCAATATTAGCATTATCTGATATTTTTTCTTTCTCTCTTATCTTTGTTACTTTGTCATCATTTAACGTTATATAGGAAAATAAAGGTTTGGGGTTATCATTTATGGTATAGAATATTTTATGTTCTCCCGGTTTAACTTTGTCTAAAATTGAAGTTTTGACAAACGAATCTCCATCGTGAATCAAAAGAGTCTCATCTAACTGATCTTCGGTTAGTCTGTTCAATCCGTATAGTATGGTTTCTATTGGCCCATTGGATTGATGGGGCATTTTAATGAAGTTAAAATTATATTTATTGTAACGATTTCTAATTCTACTCTCTAATCCACAATTTTCAAGTTCATTATTGTAAATTATTGTTATGGTATTTTCTACATCAATGCACAGTCTATCCAGAACCCAAAAAATTATTTCTTGACCTAATACCGGTATCAAAACTTTTGGCGTTGTGTAACCTTCATTCTTAAACCGTTCACCTTTTCCTCCGATTGGAATAATTATGTTCATTTTACCCTAAAATCTCCATATTTACCGATATATAAGTTTATTATTTTCAGCATAACCTCAGTATCAACTGGGAACGCTTCATAAAAAAGACTTTCCACTATAGACTTAAATCTCATTTCTACGTTCATATTAACATCCATCGACGGATTCGTTTCTATATTTGATATTCTATTCTTCCAGAAAAACGGAATATCTTCTTGTAAGAATTTATAGTCTGTTCCCAATTCATTATAGGCAAAATAATGGGGATTACAAGGATTAAAGTTTGTATATTTTCTATCAACTGGAAAACCTAACTTTATTTTTATATCATTCTCAAAAAATCCTAAAGGAATTTCTAATGATGGACACTGATTATTTCCTATTCCTACATGTGAATAACCGTCGAAATGACGGCACAGTTCTCTGAGTGGAATTATAACTTTTTGCCAAGCTAGAGGTTCCTCTTTATGGGCCAGACTGATATTGAAATAGTCCGGCCGGGGGATAAACGAAGCCCAAAATTTCCCAACAAACCACCAGTTTATATATAACTCTTTCGTGATTATCTGAATGCTATCTATTATATTTCCTCTATTTGAGAGATAAAATTCCTCTATTTTATACTCTCTGGGTAGTTGCAAAGGGTTAAATCCTCCTCCCCTATATCGGGCATCCATCCCAAATTTTATATTACGAATATTCTCTTGCCAATGTGAAAATATTAGAGAACAGTATTTCTCTTCTTTATACATCAAATCTACCAACTTATTTAAATATTCTATATCATAGTCTATAAAAATATGGTCGTGGTTACAACAAAACCATATTAACCTATCTTTCGGGTCAAACAGATTAAAGGTTTCTATCCAATCATTCTGATACTCGTTTCTTGTAAATCTCAATATCAGAGATTGATTTTTGAACTCCGAGTGAATGAACTTGGTTAATTCTTCTTGGCGGGAATGATATTCATCATCCAACTTTATGAACAGTATTACTTGACTCCAATTGTGGATTTTACTTACACTAGCGAGTGAATATTTGAGTATATCTAAATTGTCACTGCTTCTAAGATTTCCTCTATTTTTTACAGGTAATATTTTAGAGCCAGCTTGGTTAACCGGAAGAGAGTTTGTTATGAATACGTTGTAAAATAATATCATGTCCCTCCATTTTCTGAAGCCGTGAAGTTTTTTCCATACCACAAATTCGTGGCTTCTTGTTTTTCCATAGTTTTATTATGTATCAATGAGAATTCAAACTCATTTGGAAGATGTGACACAAACTTAGCACCCGTGATTCTCTCATGTAACTTTTTTTCCCATTTTATATGAGGAAGATTCTTAAAAATTCTGGTTTGGGGGTCAGGAAAATTCACAATTTGTCTATCCTCATATGGGTCTAATCTCCAACCCCATTTTTTCGCATGTTCTTCCGTTACCCCTTTGAAATCGTTTATTCTAGGCAACCAAAAAAGTTCCACAGTTGGATTGGATTCTAATATATCCTTCAAATTTTCCATCAACGTCAAACTAGGGGATTCGTCTGCGTCCAGTTGAAAAATGTATTTTCCGGAACAAAACGACTTACCTACATTTTTATGGGCTCCATAGTCTCTATTAAGAGCGTGGTTTTCTATTTTAAAAAATGGATTTCTCTTACAATTATCAATTACAGACAACGTATCCACATCAGTAACGTCGTCCGTCAAGATTATACATTCGGCCCCTTCTTTGTATTTGTATAGAAGTTCTAATAAAAACTGCAGTTGGTATCCTTCATTTTTACATGTTACCAGATATGATATGAAAGGCGTATCCGACATATTATACAACAGCCGGCTCAACTTTTTTCAAATTCGGCAATGAGATTTTCTTTAGTTTTGGAAGAACTATTGGAAGATCAATGGAGAACTCGGGAACATGTTTATCCAACATGGAATGAAACTGTTTATCTATGGCCTCATTACTAAACTTCTCCATATTCTGTAATCTCAATTTCTCAGCTTTAGGTAAAAGTTTTTCATAATTTTCTACAATCCCCGACATCTTTTCTTTGGCTTTATCATAATTTACATAAAACCAAGATGATTCTTTTACAAGCCATTGATTTACGGATTCTGGAGATATGAGTTTTACTTCTCCCGGCAACAAATTAGCGGTATACTGATCCATAAAGTCTAAATGTCCGCTCCAATCCGGAGCCATTATAGGTTTCCCACTTAAACTTGCCAATAATAATGGGTGTCCATAACCTTCTCCATGTGTAAAACTGATGTGTACCTTGACTTTATCATGATTAAACAATGCGTTCATATCAACATCTGGTAACTCCCCATGAAGAAGATAAATTGTAGGTAAATCTCCTCCGGGAATTTGGGCCTTTATGTTGTGTATTTTTGTTAAAGTGTCGTGTTTATCCATCTTAGAAAAAGAGACTCCGGACGTTTTCAGTATGAGGGCCGGCTTATCTTTCTTTCCTCTGAAAGTTTCACAGAATGTTTTTACCAACATTCCTATATCTTTTCTATCTCCATATAAATTTGAGTGAGTCCACTGTCCTACGAACAGAAAACAAAAATTTTCTTTCACCAAAGACATTTCTTCTTCTAGAGAAATAGATTTTTCAGAGGTTTTCTTGTAAATGGAAGTATTAGCTCCCCAATTTACCACTTCCATAGGTTTTGTGGATTTTGTTTCTTCTTTAGTTCCATTTGGATTTTGTTTTGTAAACGTGACCGACTGTAATATATCTTTAGAAAACTTGGATAACAAGAAATTCGCGTTCATTCTATTAAGACCCTCGATCCATTCCCCCGGAGGGACAGTAGTCTCTATTCCAGCCGTCATTCCAATGTTGAACTTCGCGGGTGCCTGAAATTCATTGGGTATTGATATTTGAATAAAAACCTCAGGTTGTTTTTGTATCTGTTGCCGTATTATTCTATTGAATAATTCCTTTTCTGCATCATCGTTCAAATCCTCAATGGTATTTTTCGATGGGCAACCTCCCCATCTTGTGGGAACTATTTTTAAATCGAACTTGTCATATCTCAATAGAGACTTGGCCATAGCCAGGCTCCACTCGCCATATCCGCTTCTCGTAAAAAGCGGGGATTGTAAAATGCACATTGGTTTCATATTTTTATTTTTCTCTTTCTTTAACTAAATCACTGTATTTTGTTTTTGGAGTTAATGTCGGTGACGATTGATATAAATCCGTAATATGAGTGGGTATCTTTATAGAAGTATCGGTGCTTCCGAACCCCCCGGTTCCTCTATTAGTGTCATCTAACACATCTACCAATTTAAAACTCACATTCTCAGATTTTGTTATTTTTAACTGACAAATTTTGTCGCCCTTCTTATATATTTTATTTAAATCGAGTTTTCCGGTAACACTATTATCGTGGTAAAAAAACATATCCGATGGTTGCCATATATATTTAAACCTCAGTAACACTTCTCCCCTATAATCAGCATCAATTAAACAGATGGAATTAGCTAACATCAAGTTATATTTTGAAATGGATGATCTGGGAAATCCCAATACATCATAATCTTCAAATGATCCACGGACGCCGAAAGTTGTATCTTTTTGAACTGAGACGAATAAGTTAGTTCTATATTGAATATAATCGATAGAATCGTAATAATAGTCCCAGATTTTATTTTTTACGCCCACAATTTCCGGATCGGACGTGGAGACTATATCTTTTCCCGTAGAACGTTCTGTAGCGGATTTTGGCAGACTTTCTTCATCCTTATATGTGTCATTTTTTAATACTTGTATAATCATGTGTCACTAATATAACCATATTCTGAAACTTATCAACTTATTTTATCCTTTAAAATGATATATCTGAAGCCACATATCTTAAATTTTAAATACTGCATTACCGTTGGGTATTCCGACATATCCAATGACATTCCATCCCCTATAAAAACTCTACATACGGATGTTGGAACAATTCCCGCCTTTAACTGCATTTCTTTTTGAAAAGCCGACAGGCGTGGAGATTTTGATAATCTCAGTTCATTTCTAAAATTTCTAATTTTTTCAAAAAATGTCAATTTTTTCTCAGTAATTTGAGTTTGTGAGATCGATGTATTTCCAGTTTGGGGTTCAATTCCTGAATCTAATATGTCTGTTGATAATTGTATGTTCATAGTTTTAATGATAATATTTCTTCCATTACACGAATCTTATCAATTGGAGGAATTTCAAATCCGAAACCTCCAGTTGGCATGGTATGTCCCACATACTCCGAATCTACATGTAAGCTGTATGGTTTTTCTGGGACGAAATTATCCAGTGTAAAATCCATAGATTTAATAAACTGTTCTGCCAGGTTTTTGTGATTCAATCCTCCCTCATTCATTGCCCAGCGGCGGCCTTCAAATCCACACTTCTCTCTGGATTCTGGAGCCATCAAATACCAATACATCATCGCGTCAGCGACATCTTCCCATTTACATAGATCGTCGAATATATAAGGGGTAGCCGGAGAACCCTGAATTACTCTGGCTGTAGGCCAGACGGGTTTAGCCCAAACTCCATGTCTTTTATATTTTCCTACGTTGTTGGAACCGAAACTAACACCGAACTCAATCGGATTTCCATTGTCATCCTTTTGTCCTATTTGATCTTGAAGCCCGCCGGTGACATTGACAATCACAGGAGTTCCAGTCATGATAGATTCCGCTATGCTCAACCCAAATCCTTCGTTGGAACTAATATTCACTGTGATATCTGCAATGTTATATAGAAGATTCATGTCTTCCGGAGAATATCTGTTTTCTAAAATTAAAACATTAAGTTCGGCTAACATTGATTCAGCAATTACTCCTAAATCAGTACCCGCATCCAATATTTTTTCAGTATGCAATACCAATATAGCTCTTTTCGACATATCCTTCGGTAAATTGTCACACATAGATCTGAACGCTAACATTATGCTCGCCGTCCGTTTTCTGTTAATATTTCTACTATTATAAAAACATACGAAATCATAATCCTTATCTCCAAACAGCCCTTTTCTGAAAGCGACTAGTCTTTCATCATTTTTTTGAATTGGAAAAAATACGTCGCTGTTTATTCCATGAGGAACATAATGTATTAGATGTTTATTTTTTACACTCATATTTTATCAATTTCCTTTTTAATTTGTTCTTCATCTTTTATCAAATTTCCTTCTTTATCAAGATCTCCGTCCACAGTTCTACAATTTTCAGGTCTTAAAACCCATTTATTAATATTGTAAGTCTGTTTACTTATGGAAAAGAGAGCGTCACAACTTTCATAAAAAGGAAGGTTCCACATCGGAAATGGCACGTCGTCCCAAATATTTAGGTAGGTTAGAGGAATTTTCTCTCTAATTCTCCTCTCTATCTGATAGAGCCAGGCCCAAAATCTAGGATCTGTGAAATGTAATAGGGCGTCCGGCTTCTCCATCCCCATTACAGCGGTTAACACATCTTCACTTCCATATCCATCACAGGGATATAGTTTGAGGTATGCATCCGAAACCTTAGTATGATCCGCTACAGCTTTACACATGTCTACAATTTTTCCCGTTTCGGGATGTTTTATAGCTCCAGCAATTTGAACCCAATCGTATCTATGAATGGTGCTCATAACAAGTTCCCTACTTTGACAAGCCACCCCGCTGAACATTCTTAAATCGTCTGATAACAATAGTATTTTTTTCTTTTTCATAATTAATTTACCAATTTTCCCCCGCTATTAAAAACGAGTTTTTTAAAAACGAGTTTTTTAAAAACGTTAGACAGTGCTATATTTTTTACTTTATTTCTGGATAATATCATCTTATACAGCAGGAGTTTGTAAATTAAAATCTTCAATAACCGATTTAATTTCAGATTCTATTTCTTTGATTGTTTCTTTATATCCAACATTTACATCTTTCAGATCTTTTTTTACGGATATAAGTTTTTCAGTTAGTTCATACACCTTAGCTTCAGATTGGGATTTTGTTAGTTTCATTGTTATTCTTTTTTGAGGTTATAACTTCCGGATATGGCATCCAATATAGATTTTTCTACGAAACGATTCATTTTGAAACCATTAGAATCGCAGAATTCTTTTACCAAATCTCGAATGATCACCGAGACTTGTATTGAAGTTTTATCGTTGTCTTTATCAACCATTATCCATAAGTAGTGGATAAGATTAGAAAAGATTAGAAAAGATGAGAAGATTATTTCTTATATAAGTATCCATCTTTTAAGAATACTATGTCCGACCTTTTTCTCAACATTGTCCTATAAGGAGTGATGGATATGTTTACTCCCCAGCCTAAGAAATCCATTAAAGTTTCTTTGGAAACGTATCCTTTCAGTTTTATAAACTCATATATCTCATCACACTTAGGAGTAACAGAAGAAAGTCCTGTGAATTCGAATATATCCCAATTATTGAACCATCTTTTTACAGAGTTTTCCCATTGAAGATCGTATGTTATCTTAGACAATTCCGAATTGTGCTTGTTTTTGAAATCTACATCGTCTAATATGGAATTCATTTTAATTATAAATTGTTTTTCATTATTGAAAAACAAAGAATAATCTTGTCCCACCATTTCGGGATAACACAGTTTATTTGGGAGAAGGTATGGTAATCCCCTACTTAATCCATCCGTCACTGATAGTGACCAAGCACTATAATTTTTGAAATATCCTACTCCCACATGCATCTGTTTCAGGAAATCTCCATATTCTTTTCTATTTAAATTTACACGTTTTATATATGGACGTTCCTCTTCGGCTAGAGTAACATACACCGTGAAATCCTTTCTTACTTCATATAAAGAATCCATAGTTTTTAAAAAATCTGCCCAGCCGGTGTATTCGTTTGGTCTGTGATTAAACAATATACTCTTAGGAATCTGTTTGAAAGCTTTCGATGATGGGTCCACCTCCACCCCCAAATAGTGGGGTTGGATTATTTTTTCAAGTTTTTTCAAAACTTTATCAGAATAAAACTCGGCAGCTCTATCTATTATCAAATTCTTTAACCATGACGAATTAACCCCACATTCTTCCATTTCCAATGTCCCCGATATGTTATTTAAAAAAACATTCTTTGAATAAGATGTATTCTCAGATACTTCATACCAATGACAATATCCTATGAATTTTGGGCGTATATTTGTTTGATTATAAAATAAATTTGATAACTGAAGCGTGTGTTCTGGTAAATGTGAATACACAATGTCATAATCTTTCCTTTTCCAGTCTATTAGATTTAATACTTTCTTGAAATCAAAATGTATTCTCATAGAGTTAGGATACGTTGGCATATCATAAATTATCTGTTCCGTATTATCAAACTTGAGACTATTGACTTCTTTAGGAGTAATTATAGTCCAAAAAACACCTGGTATTAAACTGTTCACTACTCTGATTACATTGGATAATACTACAACATAAGAATCTTTTTCTAAATCCTCAGAATAGGTTATGTTTGGCCAAACTAGAATTTTATATTTACATTCTAAGTCAGGTTTGTTATATTCGAAAAATTCACTCATATGTTTATGAATTTAAAATCTTTTTCCAATTTTTGACAAGGGGTTTGACAAACACTATCTTTTTCTTACTTTCTGTAACTTTATAACCGCTTCCATTGTGATCCCCCAAATACGTTCCGTATATCCTAAGACACTCTTTTTTATCTTCTCTGGCGAGGCGGCCTCTCTCACCGGTTTCCTTGGCCCACAACAGCATTGGAGATTTTTGGATGCTGGCTCCCGATGTCATCCCAACATTTATCCAATTATCTGATATATAACAACTCCCATTTCTCAATTTCTTTCCATCATATTCTTCCTCTCTCTCTGGTAGGACGAACGTTTCTATCAATATCAAATCGTCGCCATATCTTAATTTCCAATCCTTTGAACCAACAATTCTGATGGCTTTTAGTGTCATGCTTGCGGTGTTTTTTATGGTAGAGTTTTGTCGTATTAAACAGAATCTTGAGTTATTTGCAAGTTTATTCAAATTCTTCATTTTAGTTTCATTGTTCCAACCTACGAACTTATCTCTGCATGCTACAGCAATTGTAGCGCTACTTAACCCTATTGCTCCAATGTGATTCCCCGAAACTCCCTCGTAGACTAAATACCTTAAATTTCTAGTTGGAGAGTCTTTATACTTAACATATGAATGGTGAATGTCAATTGTGTCCCTAAACAGTTTATTCTGAGTAGGGTTTATACACGATTCTAATACAACCTGAGTATTTGGTTTTTCTATTTCAAAAAAGTTATCCGATGTATTATATAGATTTTTCACTTATACAATTTTCATTGAAATCAAAGATTTGTCAACTATATCTACAAGATATGGGTCTGTTAATATAGAAGAATATTTCTCCGAGTGTTTTTTTGATACATCTTCCCATTCTATTCTATGGTCACTCCATTTTTTAAGTGTGGGATCGTTTATCATTTCTTGATCATTCGCCGGGTCTACAAACTTCTTAACCGTCTGTGGAAGATCAAATCTATTGGTGTTAATCCCCAGAGTAGAATATTTTGCTATATGAACCAATTTACCATCCAATTGATGTTTTAACCAATATGTTTCGTCGTAGTCATAAACGGCAAACCTTATGTCGGTTATAAGTATTACATCTACGTCAGTTTTTTTGATATCCTCATCAACCTTATCTATCCAATATCTCCCCTTGCTTTGTTTTCGTTTTATGCCGCCATACCAAACTAGAAGTGGCCTAAAAATATCTTTATCCTCTGTAAGTTCTGACCAAACATTTATGGATAGTTTGTCAGATACAAATTCTTCACAGTCTTTTTTAATGTAGTATGCCAACGCAAATGAGGCGGAAGACAGATTATATTTATCTAATAAAAGTCTCTCCGCAATATCAGAGTATAAATCTTTACCAACTCGTGCGACACCCGATATTCCAATGTATTTTTTAGTTTTCATCTTTGGTAACGATCTTATCAATTTCTTTTTCTGTTAATCCAAAGTTGGAACAAATCTGCCTCAATTCTTCCTCATGGCCGGATGAGATCAACATCTCACAGTATTCATTTGAAGTTGTGGTGCTTATCTCATATTTTTTTCCAACTAACTCTAACAGACGAGAATGAAACTTTTTGTTTTTACTTTTAATATATGGGGTAAATTTAGTTGGTAGGATTAGGGCACAACATACTTTATAAAAGGATTCACTGTCCATTTTATCAAATATTTTAGACAGATATGATGCCTCATAAATGCACCGAGAATCCATACTCAGAAATCTACAAATCATGTAATGGTTGAAAGACTTTTTGTCCTGATCGGATAACCCTTTGAAATATTCTTGGTTTTTAACATTTCTAATCTGATTTACATGATCAAATAAAGTCTTGAACTTTATTGTGCTGTTGGAATTATTTTTTGTTTTCGCCATGATTATTGGTTTTCTTTTTCAGTTGTAATACTATCACGGACTGGTTTTTATTCAAAATATTTATATCATTTTCTAATTTTTTATTTAAAGACTGCTGAGATTCTAAATTTGATTGCATGTTTTCCAAGTTTATCCTATTGGATTCTGATTGAAAAAGTAGAGAACATGATATTAATCCAATAACAACTGGGATAATATTTGGGAAAATATAACAAAAAATCGATGTAAATAAAAAAGTAAAGAGTATTAACATAACAAGTAAGAAGGGCCAGGAATTTACTCCTGGCCCTTTCGTAAGAATCCTTATTCGGATTACGCGGTTGCTGCGATTCTTGATGCTCGGGCCAACACTCGTTGAAGAGTCTTAACTTGGCGACCTGTCAGATCAACTCGGTCAAAACCATCTCGGATGGTGAGTCGAGTTCCTTGCTTTGCGTTCTTGAACGACTTTGAAACGAACGTTTCTAGTCCGGCAAAACTATCGTAAACAAACGCTGTCCTGTTCTTTTTATTTTTTCGTGCTATCATTTTTTTCCTTATTTTTAACTTTCGATATTCACACATTGTTCATATCGGTTTAGTGTTAATAGATTACATTCAAATCAAACCTATGTCAAACTTTTTCATTATTTTAAATTTATTCAAAAAACTCTGAACTTTTTTCATTGTTCGTATTTGGTTTTAAAATTGGTTTTCCGTCCAAAAACAGATCGGATGCGGATATATAAAACATGCCGATTTTGTAATCAGCATACGCAACCGTTTTAAGTTGGTAATAAACTTTAACATTTGAGAATCCTCTACTTCTAAATTCTACATAATATACTCTTAAATCGGTCAATCTATATAATTGATTGGGCGGTATGTAAATTGTGTCGCTTATAATCTGATCGTCTCGAAATTCAACATAATTCCCTCGACCTCCGAACACAACTCTATTATAACCATTTGATAACAACAATCCTCCTCCGGTGTATAATCCTATAGATTTATCTCCATTTTCTGATATTCTTAATAAGTTTTTATCTTCCGACTTCATCGAAATACCTTTCTTTTGATTCTAAATATGACATCCCTATCATAGAATTATAATAAAGTATGTCTTTTTTGAGTTTCCCCTCTAATTTCAACCGTTTGTATCTTTCCATAGCCTTTGGCCTCCACCAGTCAAGTATGCCACTTTTATCGTTAATAAACAATGGTTTCATGATCAGTTTATCCTCTTCTAATTTGTCACATAGAAAATCTTTAGTATTCTCATAAAAAGACGAATAATACACGCCCCTCTGGTATCCATGCATATAATCGGACGATTTTATTCCCAATTCTCTAAAAATCATAGATATGGTTCGAGATTTGGCCCCCGTCACTGGTCCAGATACACCTTCTTTTTGTAACATGGATTTCTTATATTCTTCAGATTTATTCTCCTGTAACCAATGATGCCAGATTTTATAACGGTTGTCATCGGGTTTAATAGACATTTTTCCAGCACTGCTCCCACATTTATGCCACCATTTTAATCCATTATACATACTAAAACTTCCATATAAACTGGTAGTGGTCATTCCTGCTAAAATGTTATCATATGTCTTTTTCCAACAATCTCTAACAGTGGACGTGGTTACCAGACACGCCGCTAGTTTCCCGCCTAAGAAATTGTATCCAAACGGTTGGGTTGACATGATACAACTTCCAATTGCGCTATTGTTTATTCTTTTGTGGTCTTGTAACTTATTTTCAGATTTCCATCCTATGTAGTTGTCTCTATCACTTATGGATATTACGTCGCTTGATACAGATATGGCTCCTAAATAACGACGATCTGAATTATTTCCGTCGTGAATAATAAACTTTAAAAATCGTCCGGGAGTCTGACTAAACTCCATAGTGTGACAGAATATTCTCAACATTAACCAATCCGATTCCGTTGTCTCAGAATTCACCAACTCTATCGTTGGGTTTATATTTTCTATTTCGGCCAGTGTTAATTTTTCATCTTCTATATCGGATGGATTCCATATTTTTGCTTTTACCAAAGAAGAATTGGAAATAAACGATTGGTAGCTCTGTAATTCATACCATTTTTTATAGAAAGTTTGTTCCTCTACCGACATTAACTTTAAAAAATTCATATTATCTATAAATTTTTTCTTCTCGCCGACGTAATCAAAATCAGGAATATCGAAAAAATTGTTAGTTGAATTCATATTTATTAGAAAAGTATATCATGACATACAAAAAAATCAATCCAAAAGAAACATTATTTCATTATATAGAAATAGATTCAACCACATGTGTACTGTTTGACTCAGAGTTAGATATTCCAATAATATATGGAAGCAAAAATAGAGCTGCTGCGGTTATTAAAAATCTAAACAAGAGAATTAGAATTAACTATTATGATGTGGATGAATATATAAAAATAGGTAAAATCTATGATAAAAGATAAAGGTCGCACGTTTCCATGCGACCTTTTATCCGACATAACGAAGTGTCGTATTACGCTGGTTGTCCAACGGACTTCTTGGCTGGCTCACTCTTGAGAGTTACAGCTGGCTGAGTTGGAGAAGTGATATCGGTCACTTTTACAGTGGTAGATTCGGAGAACAATACTCCGGAGTTCTTCGCCGACTCAATTACCTTGGCGTTTACTGGAGACTTAGCGAAAACCAACTTTGGTCGTCCCTTTTCCATGTGGAGAGTTCCGAGTTCTGTAACTTCCGAGCGCTCAAGAAAACCTTGAAGTCTCACTCGTAACGTGATCTCAACAAAGTCTGGGTTTAAAGCGTGGAGCTCCTTGATGGTGAAATGAGACGTGGGCCAATTTACTACTAATTTGGTTTTATTCTTCCGTCCCGTTTTATTTGGTGTGTTTTGTGTATTCATAATTTTATAACCTACATCTTTACTATAACATCTTATCATAAGATGTCAACTGTTTTTTTACTTACATCAATCATTTTTTCTCAAAAAGAGGGCATTCATCGTTTTTGATATTTCTACTATATTATTTACGTTCACAAAAGAAGCATCTTTTCCATACATTGTTTTAAATGCGTTCCTAATTTTAAGATATGATTCATTTTTTTTATTGGATAAATCTACATTGTCAGGTGTATCTGTTATAAAATACGATAATATCTTATATCCCTTATTTCTTATAAAAGAAACTTGTTTCTTGGTGTGGTTGTGTGCTAAAGTATTAAAATAATTTAATTCAAACCCATCTACAGTAGATGAAAAATATGGCATTCCATCTGAAAAGTTTAGGAAATAACCCTCTTCATCCGAACTTCTATTTGGCAAGTTATCAATTAACGCTTCAAATGACAAACCCTCCGGAGTGGTATTGTTGGGTCTTAAATGACTAAAATAGTTTGGTATTTTATTAAACTTATCCACCTTAGAATCATATATTATTATCACATATGGATTGGTTTTCCCTTTCATGCTTATCACTGTAGTTCTAAGACTGACGCTCACTTCTAAATTATCTATCATAGATGCTGCTTTGCAGATTGCAACTACAGCTGTCATCGTATTGTACCATTTTTCTCCTCTCATAGAAGAACTAGCATCGACACTTATATGTAATATAGATTTATTATATTTATCTACTTGGTTTGAATAGAATATATTTTCTGAATCAAACCCTAACTCCGATATTGTTCGGCTGTCGATTTTACCGGAAGTTTTTCTCATGAATTTGGTATTTCTTATATCTCGTCTTAACTGAAGCCTATTTCCAAGAATTTTTCCCAATCTTATTCCACAGTGAATAGAATTTTCCATTGTTTTATCCACTGTTTTTTGTTTGGAAATATTGTAAACCGATGCTTCTCCAGACGCCAGCGGAAACTCAGAGCTAAACAATAACTCTCTGGTCAATTTTTTAACCATGATACATTCTATACCTCTATAGTTATTTCCATTAATCAAGTCAGATCCCACTCTAACGAGTGTCATTCCACTTTGTTCTATAGCGGATATAGTCGTTTCTTCCTGTCGAGTCAATTTCTTTTTATAAACTTCTCCGGATAAAAATTCTTTTTGTTTTTCAAATCCTTTCTCTATCTTGTTTAATTTAGATTTAGTAAGAGAGTCATCGGTTCCAATATTATCAACATATTTTGAAATATTTTCTGCGGATTTTTCCACCGATGAAGAATCCGAATTTCCTCCGATGACATCCTCTACAGATTTATTAGAATCCGGAGTTTTATCAGTTTTCCCCACTGGTTCATTTCCCGAAGAGTTGTCTGAGGAGGGTGTTCCGGATGGAGAAGAAACGGACGGTTCCTTTTTATATTGAGTCTCACATATGTTTCTCAACACTATCTCGGTTATAGTATCCGCTAACAAAAGCCTATCTCGGGGAGTTTTTAACCTTAATATATTATCCAATCCAATCAAACCATGAACTTTGTTTAAATCTGGCAAAGCTGATAAATCGGTGGAGGGGTTTGTTAAATTAATTATTCGATATAAATATGAATCTATAGACGGAGTTCTGTATAGCTGAGATTCTAGTCCGGTGGAAATGGAATCAGAATTCCAAAATTCGTTATACATAGATATATAATATCCCCGATAGCCGGGAGCCATATTATAAACATATTGATCTACGAACCTGTCTTCAATATAATTAAGAATAGTTTTTAACAGTATGAGGACATGTTCTTTATTCAACCCTTTTTTTTCAGATATATCATATAGGTATCGTGGAATTCTACCCCACAATGTAACTAATATCTCAAAATCACTTAATAGAACGTGAGAACCTTCGTGTAAAGCTAACCCTACCGCAATATCAAAATCCGATTTCTCTTTTATATCCGCTGACAAATATACCACTCTACCATCCGTAGCATTCTTTTCTTTTGTATTGAATAATACTTGTATCTGACTGTTTGTTAAAATATGCACGAAATTACTTATAGCTCTTTTTGAATTGGCCAATTTAATAAGGTTAATGTCAAATGAATCACCTTCTGATTCATCAGAGTAACTCGGAACGTCTATGTCATCTATCCAAAAATCGGAATATGTTTCCATTTTAAAAAGGAGCGTTAGAGTTAGGTTTTGGGGAAGCTGTAAATGGTGTGGCAGATATTCCATCTATGGGAACATATTTCTGTACCAGTTGTTTGACATACGTTCTTTCACTATCCACGCCACCGGAGTCGTCGAAGAATGGATAAATGACACACTCCGCGATTTCTTTTAAAGAAAATCCATCTTGAATCAATTCCGTCATTTCAACAACTCCTCGTGTGGATATGGAATTTGTTAATTTAGAATCTGTCGAATTTTTGTTCTGGTGAACGTGTTCGGCTATTTCGACTATATCAGATAATGTTTTTAACATATCTTTTTCAGTCAATTTAAACCGTCTTACCATCAAATCATATTCTTCTTGTTTTCCGAGTCGGGACATTTCTATTTTAACAGGAAATCTATCCAATAAAGCTCTATCCATAACTCTTGTCGCAGTATATTCGTTTCCAACGTTTGCGGTGGCTATAAACGTGACACCGGTTTCCACTTTAACTACTTCATTATCAATCTTCTCATCCAATCTCAAATATCTTTGAGTGTCATCTAATGTAGACATTAGAATATTCCACGCATCAGGATGAGCACGGCTTATTTCATCTAGAAGAATTATTGATTCTGGGTTTCTGATTGTACGGACGAATGTGGATTCGTTGAATATTGTGCCCGTCTGTTTATCGAAGTGAGTATTTCCAATCAATGAACTTCGAGGATCTTGAGTGCTTCCCAAATTAAATTTCTCAAACTTTTCCAATTTTCCAACTGCGTTGGCTACACTGGTCACAGCTAGTGTTTTCCCACAGCCGGTTTCTCCCAAAATTAATATGTTTTTACCTCTTAACGTACTTCTTACCAAATACTTCCATTTCAGATCAGAGATTACAAGTAAGTCTGGTTTTAGTTTCTGACACCTTGACAGTGTGGATTTTAGATCAGTTTTCATTTATGTGTCAATACTAACACAAATATAAAAACTGTCAAGAGATATAAAATTACTTCTTTTTAATTTTGGTGGCTGCAAGTTTGAGCTCTTTGCCTTTTCCACCTTTAACGATGTGCTTTTTCTCTTTTTTGTCCTGTTTTGGATAAGTATATTTAACTTTATCTCCAGCAACTGGAAATTCAGAAAGTTTTTTGAATTTGTCAACTTCTTTGAAAAAGGGAACTCTTGATTGATCCTCGTCTTCTGTAGGAGGCTGTATATAATCCTTTTCATCATTCTTAGTAGAGGTAACTTTCTTTTCTTTTAGTCCGCTCTTAGGAAGATCTTCGGTAGATTTTGTCTGATCCTCCGAGTTTTTT